AACTAGGATGCGAAGGGTATCACGAACACAAAGAGGAAGATATTACTTGGTTTATGCCTTGCAAAGATCATTCACAAGCTACTAATCTTGCATCTGATGATAATTGTGAGTTATCTGATGATAATATAGATACAATAATCGGCTCTCTTGAAAAGACTGGGGTTAAAATGTCAGATAAATGGGTTTTAGTTGATGAACTTGATGAGGATTCAGAATATAGCAATGAAGATTGGGCAAATTATTTAATTAAACCAAAAACTAATTTATCAAATAATGAACGAGTTGAATTAATATCTTCAACTGATTACAATGTAGGAAGTGAAAAGAACGGTAACGCTTATAGTGTTTTAGATTCTTTAAATGGTTTATATAAAATTCGTTATAAATATGCGAGAGGTATGTCTAGATCAGGCACATCTCGTCCATTCTGTCAAAAAATGATGAATTTATCAAGGTTAGGAATTGTGTGGCGTATAGAGGATATTGATAAAGCTAGCTGGGATGAGAATGTAAATGTTTCTTTTAGACATTTGCCTCAAATGAAATATAATATTTTCACGCTAAAAGGCGGAATTTACTGCCAGCATAAATGGGTTAGAGTTTTATATCGTTTGGAAAGCAATACAGAACCAAGTAACAATTTAAAAAATTATAAAAAAACAAAAACAATTCCAGCAAAATATAATAGAAATCCAAGAGGATCAAAAAAAGCTGCTACGGCAACAGGAAGACAAAAAGGAAAAGGGAAATTCCCAATTTAATAAAAGATATGGCAACAGTATTATTTATAACAAGAACGGACTTAGTAAAAAACTCTATCATTGATGGAAATGTAGATACTGATAAATATATTCAATTTATTAAGGTAGCACAAGAGATAGAAATACAAAATTACTTAGGAACTAAGTTATATGATAAAATAGCTAGTGATATTTCAGGATCAGGTTTAGCAGGAAACTATTTAACACTAGTAAACGAATACGTTCAACCAATGTTAATCTGGTATGCTCAAGCTGAGTATATACCTTATGCAGCTTACCAAATCAAAAACGGTGGAGTATTTAAACATACTTCAGAAAATGCTGAAACGGTAAGTAAAACAGAGGTTGATTTTTTAGTACAGAAAGCGAGAAATACAGCAGAGTACTATACAAATAGATTTTTAGATTATATGGGAGCAAATAGTAATTTATTTCCTGAATATAGTCAAAACACAGGTGGTGATGTATACCCTGATAGTGATGGAGTATTTAACGGATGGGTATTGTGATATATAAACCAAAAAGTAAAAATATAGTTAAACTTAAAAAGTTTTTAAATATGAACTGGGTACAAACAACAACAGAAAACGTAACTGTTGAATATAAAACAAATAAATAATGAGTTGGGGAAAAATATATGATAGTACTTGGTGGGGTGATGGCGTTTGTGATAACACAATAGACTGGGGACAAATATATAAAGCCTTAGTTGATTGTACACCTACACCATTGTTTGAAATATTAACAGAAGATGGTAATTATTTAATAACTGAGGGAACAACAGTAGAATATTTAGTAACAGAATAAATAAAAAAAAATGGCAAATAAAAAATTTAGTGAATTTACAACCAAAACCGATCCAGCTAATGTTGATTTCGTTGTTGGTTATGATGGATCAACAAATGTAAAAATAGCACCTAGTAACCTAAGTAGTGGTGGTGCTTCTAGTTTAAATGGATTAACTGACTGTCTAGTCGATACTGATTCGCTATATGTTGGCGAAGTACCAGCTAGTTTAAGTGGTAACCCACAAGGTAACACTGTTTCAGGTATTGATGCTGGTAACGCATTAACATCTGGAGCTAATAATACTTTATTAGGGAATGATGCTGGAAAGAATTTAACTACAACTGCATCAAATGTTATAATTGGTAAAAATGCTGGTCTTGGTAAAACTTCTGGTGGTAATACAGTTATTATAGGAACGGCTGCTGGTCGAGATACTGCGAGTGGAGATTACTTTGTTTTGATAGGGTCAGAAGCTGGAATATCTAATACTGGCTCAAATGCAATAGCTATCGGTTTTGAAGCTGGTAGAGTAAATACGGCTACAAGTACTGTTTCAATAGGCTATCATTCTGGTTACTCAAACACCTCTGGAACAGGAAACACTAATGTTGGTTATAAGGCAGGGTATGGAGTAACTACTGCATTACAGAACACACTTATAGGGTATGAAGCTGGAACTGATGGTAGTTTAGTTGCTGGTGGAGTTACTGCTTTAG